GCCAACAAGATTGACCGTGATGGTACTTTGCAAGCTGCTAACAACACAGCTAACATCGTTGGTACTGCTGGTACGCCCCCAACAGGTTTAATTACCTATTTGACGGCTGCTGCTTACCTTGACTCTGAAGGCGCACCTCGTGATGGTCGTAGATCATGTATCGTTGAGCCGTTCACTTCCGCTACTATTGTTGACAGCTTGAAAGGCCTATTTGTGCCACAAGAAGCTATTGGCGAACAGTATCGTAAAGGACTTATGGGTCGGGATTCCGCCGGGATGAACTGGAAAATGGATCAAAACGTGGTAGCTCACCAATTTGGTAGCTTTGCTGGTTCTGCAACTATTACTGGTTCAAGCGGTTTCTTGACAAGTGGTTGGGCTTCTAGCTCTAACATCACTTTGACATTAACTTCTGGCGTTAGCTTAAATCAAGGCGATACATTTACAATCGCTGGCGTTTATGCAGTTAACCCACAAAACCGTCAAGCCTATGGTTCAAACAAGTTGCGTAACTTTGTAGTTAATACAGCAGTTAGCGGTTCAGGTGGTACTATTTCTGTAAACGTAAGCCCTGCGGTTATTACTGCTGGTCAGTTCCAGAACGTATCTATTCCTACTGCTCTGTCAACAGCTACAGTTAACTTCTTTAATCAATCTGGTACTGTTTCCCCACAAAACATCATCATGCACCGCAATGCGTTTACTCTAGCAGTAGCCGATCTTGAGTTGCCAGAGGGTGTTCACTTTGCAGGTCGTGCAAGCGACAAGGAAATCGGTCTGTCAATGCGTGTAGTTCGTCAATACACTATTAACAATGACTCTATTCCTACACGTCTTGACGTTCTGTATGGTTGGGCTAATTTGTATCCTGAACTCGCTTGCCGTGTTGCAGCTTAATTCACGAATAACGAAAGGAAACTATAATGTCTAATCCAGGCCCAGCAGTAACCACTTCGATTCACCCACAAGTTTTAGGCTCTAACCAAGCATTGCGTTTGATCGCAACTGCTCAAGGTGTTAGCCTCGCAACTTTAGGTGATACCGCAGTTAACGTAATTGATGTAACCAACTATGTTCCAGTATCCGTTATTACGGCTAACTGTAACAATGCTGGTGCAGCAGTATCCACAGCAAGCACCTATTTAGGTGTTTACACAGGCTTAGCAGGTACAGGTACAGCCGTATATACCAAAGCTGCTTTAGCAACTAACACAACTACTGCTAACGCATCGGTTGTAGCTGCAACTTTAGTAGCAAGTGCAACATCTGCTCAAACTTTGTATGTAAACGTATCTTCTGCTGCTGTAACAGGCACAATTGACGTATATGTATATGGTTACGACTTGTCAGCACAGTAATTTGTTGTAAAATAGAAGCCCAACCCCTAAAAAGGTTGGGTTTTTAACATTCTGAGGGGGCTTATGAAAAATGTAATGATTGCCATGCCTTGCTATTCAGCAAAGGTACACTTTCCTACCATGCGTTCTATTTTGCTTGATGCTATCAATATTATTGGTCGTGGAGATAAATTCTGTATTGCTGAAGATATTGGAAATAGCGATATAGCAGGATCAAGAGGGGCATTATTTGGTGCTTTTGTACGTTCTAATTGCGATACGCTAGTTTTTGTTGATGATGACGTATTTTGGGAGCCAGGAGCATTAATTAAGTTAATTGACTACCCTGTAGATGTAGTAGGTGGTATTTACCCTAAGAAGCAAGAGCCTATGGAATGGCCTTTTAAAATTGCCGAAAAAGAAGAATATCGTAATGATCCTGAAACAGGATTAATGGAAGTTTTAGGGCTTCCTGGTGGTTTTTTAAAGATTAGTAAAGATTGTGCTTTAAAGATGATTGAGGCATATCCTAGACAAACATTGCGTAGCGTAAGTGAAAACAGTCAATTTTGGCCTGTATTTGACCCTTATGAAACTCCTGACGGCAATCGTTTAAGTGAAGATTTCAGCTTTTGCCAAAGATGGATAGATATAGGTGGCAAAGTATGGGCAAATCTTGAATTTGAATTAGGTCATATCGGTTACAAAACTTTTAAAGGAAGTTGTGGAAAACACTTGAGGGAAGCACAAAACAATGTAAAATAGTTGCAGTATTACAACACTCACCTTTGCAAAGGGACAAATTATGTCAAGCACTACCGTTACTCGTGGTAATTCCCACGAAACTTTTTACATCACCCCATCCATTACTCCTGCTGCTGTAGCCGCAAATACTTCTGCTGCTCAGACTTTTAGCGTTGGTGGCTTACAAACTACCGATTTTGTGTTGGTTCAAGGCTATCAAGGCACACAAACTACAGGTATTGTTATTGCTGAATCTGATTGCTTAACTGCTGGCGTACTATCAATACAGTTCGCAAACGTAACAACTGGTAGCGCAACACCTTCTTCTGGCTTGTATGCGGTTCAAATTACTCGTTTAGAAGGCCCAGCACCCTCTACTGCTGTTTAAGGATAAATCATGGCAAACGTATCAGCTTATAGATTTGTTGGCCCTACAACGGCTATTGCAGTAACTACAGCTAGTTCGACTTCTGTAACAATTACCCCTTTAGGTAATGATCAAGCGAACTTTTGTGGCTTTTTAAACGTAGGTACAACACCTATTGCTATTACTATTGCTCCAGCCGTTGCAGGAACTACGACAACTGCTGCGGCAGCCGTTCTTCCTACAGGTGGAAATAGCTCTAACAGTTTTGTTCTAGGTATCTCAATGTCACAACCTACCGTGATTGCCGTACCGCCTAGCTTTGCTATTACTGCTATTGGAACAGCTAATACGCTGTATGTATTGCCTATGGTTGATCAAAACTAAGGATAATTATGTCAAATTTTAACGGTGTAGCATCAGTTTCAACGACTAATATTGTCCCAGTTCAAGCGCAATTTGATTCTTCTGGTAATTGTTTGGGTCTTATTGGGCCAGGTGGAGTATTTTTTTCACCGCCATTAACTTCAGATACTATTACTGGTGCAACCATTGATAACAGCACAATTGGAGCAACTACACCTTCTACTGTAAATGCAACCAATGTATCAATAAACGGCAAATTGCACGTTTCTGCTACTGCACCTACGATTGCATCAGGTTTTGGTACAAGCCCTACGATTACAGCATTTAATTCATCAGCATTTAAAATTGTAGTTGGTACAGGTGGCGCAGCAAATGGTGTTATCACATTTCCTGCCGCACCTAATGGTTGGGTAGTATATGCACAAGACGTTACTAGCGGAACATCATTATTTTTACAGCAAACTGCAAGCACTACAACTTCTGCTACTTTAACAAGTTTTAGCATTACTTTAGGTACTGCTGCAAACATGACTGCTGGCGATACGATTATAGTAATGGCATTTCCTTATTAAGGATTAATATGGCTACTGGCCCAGCGTTAACGCAAGATCAAAATATCCTGCCTGTACAGGCTTATTTTAATTTAGACGGTACATTTAACACGTTTATTGGTCAGGGCGTACCATTTACTGTCCCTGTAAGTGGTTCGGTAACTAATGCAACCATTACAAATAGTACGATTAATAGTACGACTATTGGTGCTACAACCCCTAGTACAGGGGTTTTTACTAATATAGCTACAACTACAGGCACAATTTCAACAACGCCTTCAAGCTCTACAGACATTGCTAATAAGTTGTATGTTGATACAGTTGCTTTAGGTATTAGTTGGAAAGAGCCTGCACAAGCAGCAACTACAGTCAACATTACGTTATCAGGGCTTCAAACAGTCGATACAGTCGCTTTAGCGGCAGGCAACATAGTCTTAGTTAAGAATCAAACAACATCTTCTCAAAACGGCATTTATGTAGCTTCTACAGGTGCTTGGACTTATGCTCCAGGCTCGACTACATGGGCGCAATATGTAGGCGCAATGATTTTTGTAGACGGTGGCGCACAAGCAGGTAGTCTTTGGTATAACTTAGCTCAACCTGGCGGTACATTAGGTACTACCAATATGACTTGGAGTAATTTTTCCACGTCAGGTGTATATACAGCAGGAACAGGTTTAACTTTAAGCGGTACAGCATTTAGTATTACTCCTGTTGGTACAGCAGGAACATACGGCTCTGCATCAGCCGTACCTGTTTTTGTTACAAACGCTTCAGGTCAAGTATCAAGCGTAACTAATACAAGTATTGCAATTGCTGGAAGTCAAATTACTAGCGGTACAATAGGCTCAAGCTATATTAGTGGCTCATATACAGGCATTACAGGCGTTGGTACGTTAACTGCTGGCACTTGGAACGCATCAGTAATTGGTGCAACTTATGGCGGTACAGGCGTTACTAGTTTAAGTGGTATTGTTTACGGCAATGGCACTTCAGCATTTACAGCAGCGACAGGCTCACAAATTGCTTCAGCAATCGGCACAACAGCCGTAACTAATGCTACCAACGCTACAAATATAGCTGGTGGTGCAGCAGGACAAATTCCATTTCAAACTGGTGCTGGAGCAACTTCATTTACTGCCGCAGGTACAACAGGTCAAGTATTAACTAGCGCAGGCGCAGGAACTCCTACTTGGACAACTCCTACAACTGGCACAGTAACATCAGTAAGCGGTACAGGAACAGTTAACGGCATTACTCTTACAGGTACAGTAACTTCTAGCGGAAGCATTACTTTAGGCGGTACTTTAGGAAGCATTGCAAACAGTCAGCTTACTAATAGTTCTATTACTTTTGGTTCTACTGCTGTTTCTTTAGGCACTACTGTTAGTGCTTTAAATGGTGTATCTATCGGTGCTACAACAGCTTCAACAGGTGCATTTACTTATGCTTCTTTAAGCTCAACTACTAGCACTACACCTGTTTTATCGTTTAATGCTGCTAATGCTTCTTTTGCTAGTGGTGCAACTGTATCAGGTAATTATTTACAGTTTTTGGTACAAAACAAATCAGGTACGGCTGGCGCATCTACAAACTATGTATTAAGCAATGATCTAGGCACAGACTCTACATATTATGGCGAGTTTGGTATGAACTCCTCAGTATTTAGCGCATCTACACCTAGTGATTTCTTTAGTATTAACAATGGCGTTTATTTCTCAGGTCACGATGGTGACATTGCTGTTGGCTCTGGAAATGGTTATAAAACCTATTTTGCTTGGGGATCAACTGGTCAATCAGCCCATGTAATTAATGCTTCAGGTGCTATTGGCTTATCTACAAACTTGGGAACAACCCCAGCACTTAGCGGTACGACTGGATTTGGAACAAGCGGTCAAGTTTTAACATCAAATGGTAGCGCAGCAGCTCCTACATGGACTACAGTTACATCAGGCATAACAATTACTGATGACACAACTACTAATGCGACTCGTTATTTAACGCTGACAAGTGCTACAAGCGGCACAATTACAGGTGAATATACTTCATCTACTAAACTGCAATTTAACCCTTCTACAGGTGTTATAACTGCTGCTTTTAGTGGCGCTTTAAATGGTTCTGTAGGTGCAACAACACCAAGCACAGGCGCATTTACTACTATTTCTGCATCAAGCACAGCAACATTACCTGGCTCATCTAGCACTTTGGCTGCTATTTTGACTAATGCTGCTGAGATTTGCACAGTATCAGCTACTGCTGCTACAGGAACAATTGCTTATTATCCATCTACACAATCTGTTCTTTATTACACTACATCAGCATCAGCTAATTGGACTGTAAATTTGGCTTTCTCTGCTGGCACAACAATGAATACTGCAATGTCAACAGGGCAATCTTTAACTGTAGCTTTCTTGGTGACTCAAGGTTCAACAGCGTATTACAATACTGTAGTTCAAGTTGATGGAACTACATCAGGAGTAACAACTATTTGGCAAGGTGGTGCGCCTTCTTCAGGAAATGCATCGGGAGTAGATGTTTATACATATACCATTATTAAAACTGGTTCTGCTGCATTTACAGTATTAGCTTCTCAAACTCAATTTAAATAATATGCCATCAATTATTACTAGAGGCGCTATTTCTTCCAAAGCATTTGGTTTTGGATATTCTAAAAAATCGCCTCCTGTTATTACTTATTTAGTTGTAGCTGGTGGCGGTGGTGGCGGTCAAGCAGCCTTTTATCAAGCTGGCGGTGGTGGCGCTGGTGGATTGTTAACTAATACAGCTACTTTTGCATTAGGAACAACATATACAGTTACAGTTGGTGCTGGTGGATCAGCAAATACTAAAGGTTCAAACTCAGTATTTTCAACAATTACTGCAACTGGCGGTGGTTATGGTGGCGTTACTACAGTATCTACATCAGGTGGATCTGGTGGCTCTGGCGGTGGTGGTGGCGCAAATCCATCACAAACTGGTGGAACAGGAACATCAGGGCAAGGAAACAATGGCGGTTCTGTAACTGGAGATTATCATGGCGCTGCTGGAGGCGGTGGTGCTGGCGCTGCTGGTTCTGCTGGCACAAGTTCTGGTGGTGGTAATGGTGGTGTTGGTATATCCTCGTCAATTACTGGAACCGCTACTTATTATGCTGGTGGTGGTGGTGGTGGCGCATATAATGTTACAGCAGGAACAGGGGGTAATGGCGGTGGAGGCGCAGGTGCTTCTACAGCCCCAGGTGGAAATGGAGTAAATGGAACTGCAAATACTGGCGGTGGTGGTGGCGGTTCTGCAAATGGTGGTGGAAGTGGCGGATTAGGTGGCACAGGTGGTTCAGGTGTTGTTATTTTAAGCACAACATCAACTGCTGTTTCTACTACAGGCTCTCCAATCATTACAAATGTTGGTGGATATAATATTTATACCTTTACTTCTTCTGGCTCTATTACTTTTTAAGGATAAAAATGAGTCATTTTGCCAAAGTAATTAACGGAATAGTTACGGAAGTAATTGTTGCAGACCAAGATTTTATTAATAGTGGAGCAGTTGGCCTTGCATCAGAATGGATACAAACTTCTTACAATACCAGAGGTGGCAAACATTATGACCCAACAACAGGAAAAGAAAATACTTCTGCACAAAATCCAGCATTAAGAGCTAATTATGCTGGAATTGGTTATATATATGATGCAAAAAATGATGTATTTTATGCGCCTCAACCATATCCTTCTTGGACTATATCTGCTCCAAATTGGACTTGGATGCCACCTGTACCATTTGCCACAGATGGAAAAACATATCTATGGAATGAAACAGCAAAATCTTGGGATGTCGTAAATGCAAACTAATTGGAAAATAACTAATATTGTTTTTAACGATAATACGTTAATTTCAGCGCATTATTTTGCATCATTATCTGATGATAAAAACACAGTAGAAACACAAGGCGAATGGAAATTTTTAGAGCCTCGTAACAAAGTTCCATTTAATGAGCTAGAAGAACGCTACATTATCCAATGGATCGAAGAAGAAGCTAGTAAAGATGGCTCAAATATCATAAAATCTAACCTAGAACAGCAATTGCAAGCATTAAATAGCGAAAAAAGCATTTTGCCGTGGGTTAAACCAACCTTTAAACCAAATATAGGACTATAACCATGTCATCAACTATTAATGCTTCTTCTGCTGGTATTGTCGAAACAGCCGATTCTAGCGGTACTTTACAGTTACAAACAGGCGGTCAAACAGGCGTTTATATTGATGCCTCGCAAAACGTCACAATTCCTAAAAATCTGACAATTAGCGGAACTTTAACATATTCAGGTGGGGCTGGCGTTACAAGCATTTCAGGCGGTTCTACAGGTTTAACATACGGCTCAGGTACAGGAACAGTTACTACTGCTGGAACATTACTGTATTCAAGCGGTGGTACAGGTTTAACTGGATCAGGTTCAAGCGGCAATTTATTAGTATCTACAGGGTCAGGATGGACTTCATCTAGTTTAGCAACTGCTGGTATTGCGCCTGCTACAGGAAGTTCAGTTTATGCACCTTTAGCTAGTCCTGCATTAACAGGTACAGTTACAGTAGCTTCTCATCTTTATGTAACAGCTACACCTTCTTCTAGCGGTTCTGCATTTTATTCTCAAGCAAACTCATCAGGAATATCAGTTGCAGGAACTTTTGATTGTCAATATACAGGCGGTGTAGCCCTTGATTGTTTAGTGGCAAATACATCAAGTTATTTAACTGTATTTAGTTACGGAACAGTAGGAAGCGCATCACCTGTAGGTTCAATTACAACTAATGGCACATCTACAACTTACGGTACATCGTCAGATCGCAGACTTAAATCTAATATTGTTTCATTAACTGATGCTAGTAGTAAAATTGATGCGTTGCAACCAAGAACATTTACTTGGAATTCAACAAGTCAAACAGATATTGGCTTTATTGCTGACGAAATTCAGTCAATTTTGCCTAACTCAGTTCATGGTCAAGCTAATGCTGTTGATGCTGATAATAACCCTAAGTATCAGATGGTTGATGTTTCTACTCCAGAAATGATTGCTTTAATGGTTTGTGAACTTCAATCTCTACGCAAACGAGTTGCAGCATTAGAAGCTAAAGTTGGGATTTAATTATGGCTAAAGCCCTAGACATTATTAGTCGTGCGCTAAAAGACATTGGCGCATTAGAAGCTGGTGAAAGCCCATCTGCTGATGCTGTTCAAGATGCTTTTGATATGCTCAACGATATGGTTGGGCAATGGTCTAATGAAGATATGATGGTTTTCTATAAAAATGAAATTATCTTCCCTATAACTCCAGGTCAAACTCAATATACTATTGGCCCAGGAGGTCAAGTGGGATGTAGTTTTGTAGGCTCAATTGCAGGCAATATTTTAACTATTACTGCAATTAATTCAGGTGGTATATCAATAGGTCAAACTATTACAGGGTTAGGCGTAACTGCTGGCACTAAGATTGTTCAGTTTTTAACAGGTGCAGGTGGCAACGTAAACGAAGTAGGAACATATCTAGTTAATATTCCACAGAGCTTATCTAGTTTGACGTTTACAGGCTACTATCAACGCCCATTAACCATTAATTCAGCGTTTGTGCGTATCAATACAAACTCTAATGGCATACCTATTGTTAATGGTGGTTTAGATTATCCAATTTCAATCTTAAACGTAGAAGATTACCAAATGATTGGTTTAAAGACTTTAAATGGGCCGTGGCCTAAAGCTCTTTACTACCAACCTACAGAAACACTAGGTAACATCTTTGTATGGCCTAATCCATCGCAAGGCGAAATGCACATATTTGCTGATAATATTTTTAGCGAATTTACTACCATTTACGATGATATTAACTTGCCACAAGGCTATACAATGGCACTTAGGTGGTGTTTAGCAGAACGTTTAATGCCTATGTATGGCAAGGCTTCAGCAACACAAATAACAATGATTAATGGCTTTGCAGCACAAGCTAAAGCAACAGTTAAACGCACTAATATGCGCCCAGTTCAATCTGCTCGTTTTGCTGATGCTATGTTAGCTTCACGCCAACGTGATGCGGGCTGGATTTTGAGTGGGGGTTTCTTTAGATAGAGGATTTGTTCGATAGTGTGATATAATAAAGATTCTAACAAAGGAGTCTTATCATAAAAACACTAGCAGAACTAAAAGCAGAAAAATTAGAAGTAAACAAAGCAATAAAAAGATTAAAAGATAACGAAGCATACGCAAGAAAAGTAAACAGAGAAATAGGTGCGCCAGGAAAACCAGCAAACACTCCTGAAGTTTTATGGAGCAAAGTTGATAAACGTAGCGAAAATGAATGTTGGAATTGGAAAGGTTTTATAAATCATGATGGTTATGGAAGGACTTGGATTAATGACAAAGGCTACTATGCTCACAGAGTCATTTATTCGCTTGCTTATCCAAACACAATTAACCTTAGTGCGCCTAAATTTACAGATAATTCAGGATTTCTTTTACACACTTGCGACAACCCTTCTTGTTGCAATCCAAAACATTTATGGGTCGGCACTCATGCTGACAATATGGCTGATAAAGTTGCTAAAGGTAGACAAAAAAGATTTCCACAAGATTCTGGCCCACGTTGCAAACTTACAATGGATCAAGCTAGAGAAGTTCGAAAACTTAGGAAAAATGGCATGACTGTTCCACAATTAATGGAAAAATTTGAATTAAGTCGTGCAAGCATAAAAACCTTGTTGCGTGGTGATTCATACAAGGAAAGCGAGTAACTATGCCAGATTTTGGTTTTGTTGGGGCTAGTTATGAAGCGCCATCTTTGTATCAAGACAGCCAAGAGTGTATCAATTGGCGGCCTGAAATTGACCCAACTAAAGCTCAAGGTTCAAGAGGCGTTGTTGCTTTATATCCTACTCCTGGCCTCACTTCAATTGTAGTTTTATCAGCACAATCCCCTGTTAGGGGAATGAGAACATTAGCTGGTGGCACATACATGGTCGCAGTTTGCGGTCAGTATGTCTATGCAATGGATTCTTCTTATGTGCCTTATGTAATCGGTATTTTAAATAGCGGTACAGGTCAAGTAGGCATTACTGATAACGGTATTAACGTTTATATTGTTGACGGAACTTATCGTTATACATGGCGCATATCAACTCCTGATGCTTGTTCATTTACAGGCACAATTTCAGGAACTACTCTAACTGTTTCTCAAGTCAGAGAAGGAACAATTAAAGTAGGACAGTCTTTATATGGCATAGGAATAGGCTTAGAAACGGTTATTACTAGCTTTGGCTCAGGATCAGGCGGTGTAGGCACATATAACATTAATACCTCATACACCATAGCAACAGCTCAGCTTTTAAACACTAATGGCGGTGGCGCAATATTTACAGGTTCTATTGGAACAACGTCTTTGACTGTTACAGCCGTAACAAGTGGTGTTTTATACCCAGGTCAAACAATCGTAGGCACAGGGGTTACCCCTAATACTATTATTACCGCTTTAGGCTCTGGCACAGTATTAAGTCAAACCATTGCAAGCGGTGGTACAGGATACGCTTTAAATGACCTTATAACGGTTTTGGGCGGTGTTTATGGAAGTAGCCCAGCTACATACAAAGTAACAGCAATAACGACAGGTGGCGTGGTTTCAGGGCTTTCTATGACGTTTGCTGGTGCTTATACATCTGTTCCTTTAAATCCTGCATCTACAAGCACAAATGGTGCTGGCACAGGGTTAACCCTAACGCTTACAACAGGCACAGGTACAGGCAATACAGGTAACTATCTTATTAATTTTAGTCAAACTGTTTCGTCTGAAACAATGTATGCCGTTCAGTTTTCAGTATTACCTAGCTCTGACGGTGCTTTTGCTGGTGGAACAACTGTAGATACAGTAGATAATTACTTTGTTTATAACGATCCTAATACTCAACAATGGGCAGCTTCTAATCTTCTTAGCCCAATTACTTATGGTTTAAGTTATGCAAGCAAGTTTACTGGGCCTGATAATTTAGTATCTTTAATTACAGATCATGGTCAAGTCTATCTATTGGGTGAAAATACTTCAGAAGTATGGTCTGATGTAGGTACATTTCCATTTCCGTTTCAAAGAATTCCAGGATCATCAAGTCAACATGGTATAGCCGCTAAGTTTTCGATGGCTCGTTTAGGCAATTCTTTTGCTTATTTAGCTAAAAACAATCGTGGGCAGTCAGAAGTTGTAATGATGAACGGCTATTTTCCACAAAGAATATCAACTCATGCTGTAGAAAACACATTAGTCAACCAATATGTTGAAGATGCTGTAGCTTATACCTATCAGCTTGAAGGTCACGAAGTCTATGTGCTTTCATTCCCTACAATTGATTTAACATGGGCTTATGACGTTACTACACAACTTTGGCACAAATGGCTATATGTCGATACAAACAATATCTATCACCGCCATCGTTCTAATTGCGCTACTGTATTTAACGATGTTGTATTAGTTGGCGATTGGGAAAATGGTCATATTTATCAATTAGACCCTACAAACTATACTGATAATGGTGATGAAATCCGCAGATTGCGTAGAGCACCTCATTTAGTTACAGACTTACAACGTCAGTATTTTGATGAATTTCAGATTCAATTTCAGCCTGGAGTCGGTTTATCAGGTGTAGCTCCTAGCTCTGGTAGTAGCTCAATTTCAACAACAACAGGTGTACCTGCGCCTGTTTATGTAAATACATCAACAAATACATATCAGCCATCGCCTTATACAATAACGGCAGGAACAACAGTAACCGTTGCTTATGGCAATACATTGACTGTTTACCCACCAACTCCAGGTCAAACAACTTACGTTCAATCGCCTTATATTATTAGCCCAGGAAGCATTATTTCAGTTACACCTAATAATGTATTAATTGTTCAACCAGGAAGCGTAGTAGTGCCTTTTGACACTACCAATCCACAAGCTATGCTACGTTGGTCAAATGATGGTGGCTCAACTTGGAGTAATGAACATTGGACAGGCATTGGCAGAATTGGTAAATATACTAATCGTGCAATGTGGCGCAGACTTGGCTGGTCAAGGGATCGTATTTTTGAAGTAGTGGTTACTGATCCTGTTAAAGCAGTAATCGTATCTGCCAATCTTAAAGCATCAAGTGGGGAAAACTAATGGCTAATGATATTTGGGGATCAACTCAGGGTAATCCCTATCCTGTAACCCCTTTAGTTGACGATCAGACAAAAATGCCTACAAGGGCATGGCAACAATGGTTTTTAAACTTATTAAACTTTAGCTCTGCTACTAACGCTACTAAAGGTACAGGTACTTTGCCTAGTAACCCGCAAGGTTTTATCAATATTACTGTTCAAGGTAAGCCTTATAAAGTGCCTTATTACAATGTCTAATTTTTCAAAACAATTTAAAGAAATGGAAGGAAAATGGGCTTTTGACCCTAAAACTGTTCACCATTTCTCATCGGGCGTATATGCAAAACAAATGTTTATGCCTAAAGGTTATGTAGCTTATAGTCATGCACACAACTATAATCATCTCAGCATATTGGCAAAAGGTCGTGTAATTGTTAAAACAGACGATTATAATAAAGAATATGTTGCGCCAGCTTGTTTAACTATAGAAGCAAATATCCATCATCAAATAGAGTCTTTGGAAGATTGCGTATGGTTTTGCATACACGCAACTGATGAAACTGATGAATCTAAAGTGGATGAGGTTTTAATTAAAAAACATGAGTAATATTAAATTACTTTCTCAAAATGCAAATGTAGCTCCTATTTATTGGGCTATTTTGCAACATCCAGAACTTTGGAACGAAAATACAGCAAGAACAGCAAGCGAATCTAGCCCTCATTATGGTTTAGACGATATTTGGCCTAGATTTGGCGAAATTGAATATGCAGATAATGGGCTTCCTCATGATTCTAAATGGTATCCATCTGCTGATATTTTAGGCATAAAACCATTTGTTTATGATCTTTTTAGAGCGGTTGAAGGCGTTGAATTGGGTGGAGTATTGATTACTAGAATTCCTGCTGGTAAAAAATGCAAACCTCATGTAGACCCAGGATGGCACGCTAGAAGATATGAAAAATTTGGAGTTCAAATTACTAGCGCACCTGGTCAAAAATTTTGTTTTGATGAAGAAGAATTAGAAACCAAACCAGGAGATATTTTTTGGTTTGACAATCAATATACCCATTGGGTAGTTAATCCAACCCCATACGATAGAATTACTATGATCGTATGTATTCGTAAGGAGCAATAATATGCCATGGGCAGCCGCAGCAGCAGCAGCAGGAACAGTAGCAGGAGCTTATATATCTTCTCAAGGTCAGCAAAATGCTGCTAACACACAAGCTAATGCAGCACTTACACAACAAGGAAATATGCTTGCCGCTGGTCAGCAGGCATCGCAACAATTTACACCTTATGCCAATTATGGAACTACAGCATTAAACAATTTAACTGGCAATAATGCGTATTTTAACAATCAATTTAGCAATGCTGACCTTAATTCTCAATTAGCTCCTAACTATGCTTTTGGATTGCAACAAGGTGAAAATACCACTAATGCTGCAAATAATGCAACAGGTGGCGCAGTAAGCGGAAATGCTTTGCAAGCTTTAAATACTTTTGGTCAAAACTATGCACAAAATGCTTATCAAGGCGCATTTACAAATTATCAAAATCAAAGAAACAATATAGCTACAATCAATAGCACTCAAGCTCAATTAGGTCTTGCAGGAGCTACAGGCTCTGCAAATGCACAGTTAGGAACGGCTACAAACATTGCAAACATTGGTATGCAAAACGCACAAAATCAAGCCGCTTCTCAAATTGCACAAGGAAATCTTGCTGGTAATGCAGTAAATTCATTGGGAAGCATTGGTTATGGATATGCAAATAACCAAAATATGCAAAATCAAATTCAATATCAGCAAGGTTTAAATAATATGGGTGGATATAATGCTGATCAAATAGCTCAAGGAGCAAGTCCAGGTGGCGCATTTACGCCTACCGCTGGCAATTCTTTTACTATTAATACAGGCGGTTAATTATGCCAATATCAACTAGCGGTTTATCAGTCCCACAAGTTTCTACAAATTACGATTCTAGTATTTATGGCAACAAAGATATGCCTAAAGCTATGACTATTGCTGATATGTTGGACATCAACAAAAAGCAATTAGACCTTCAAAAAGCCACAGAAACTTATGGTCCAGAAGTAGCAAAAACAAAATCAGAAGCAAAAAGATTAGAAGCTGAATCACAAAATGCTCAACAAATTGCTCAACAAAATGCTTTAAAAACAGTTAAAGCTCACGTTTCAAATATTGCTCAAGGAACAGCAGAACTTAGTACTGATCCTGATTTAACGCCAGAAAAAATACTTAAAAAATATAATGAAATAAATGCTGCTGCACCAGGTGATGCCGCTTCTAAAGCTGCTGCATTGCAACAAGTGGTTGCTGGTATGCCTCAAAAAATGCCGTCAGAAACTGACGATCAATTTCAAACTAGATTGCAAACTTTTGTTGCAGTGAATCATTTAAAAGGTTTAGATCATTTAGCTGCTGTTCAACAAGCATACCCAGGAACTGCAAACGTAAGCACAGGAGGTCAAACTGTTAATGTATCAACAGGAAATCCTTTGCTTACTGGGCAAGCTCCAGGAACACCAACTGGTGCTTATTTACAAAATACACTTGCTCCTACTGTTGCTGTAAGCCCTACAGGCGGCCCAATGGCATTTGGTGGAGGTGGTGTTCCTCAGGCTGGAAATTTAAACAATAGGCCTCGTGAAGTTCAAGTTGCTCCTGCAGGAGGTGGAGCAACTGCTACAGGTATGCAACAAACTGCGCCTAAAACCAATGCACCTCAAGGTGGTGGTGTCACAGCGCAATCTATGAATCAACCAAAAGGTGGTTCATCTGCCGTTCCTTATATTCAAGGTGAGCCTTATGATGCGTTTAGAACTCGTGCGGGCGATGTAGCTAAAATGATTCCATCTGCTCAAAAAGCTTTAAATATTAATGAGCCTGATGCAATTCCAAACGCAATATATACAAACGAAAAAATACAAAAACTACTTGAGGACAAGAATTTAAATATTGGCCCTATTGCTAATGCGATTGCAAATAATACAGGTGGTGTTGGTTTGGATGCAAAACAAGATGAAATTAGAAAATATCTTGAGCAACGTATTCGCATGGAATCAGCTAGATCAAATTCAGATCAAGCATCACAAAGAACTGCTTTTGGCTCATTTGGCACAAATAGAGAAGCTCTAAAACAAATTCTTTATAAAGACAATGGAAGTCTTGCAGGTCAAGAATTATATCAACGTGGTTTGTTAAATCATGCTGGCGATGTTAATAAACCTAATCTTCAATCAGTTAATAAATTTAATAATGATTATGCAAAAATTGCTGATCCAAAAGTTGTTCATTTGATTGGCGTTATTGGCGATAAATCAATTAAAGATTTAAGTCAGTCAGACAAAAAACACTTGGCAAAAGAATTTCCTAATATGTCTGTTGAGCAATTTCAAAAATTATTGGATAAACGTCAACAATTAATTGAATTAGTAGGTAAATAATGGGAATTACTGCTGAAGATTTGGCTGGCATTGTAAAAGGTGGCAATGTAGAGGAACCTGCGCCAAAAATTAATGCTAAAGACCTTTATAACATTGTTTCAAATACTGAACCAACATCAGGTCGTGATTGGTCAGATGTTCCTATTCAAGCTATTACAAACGTGCCAAAAAGTGCGTATGAATTTGGCAAAAATATTGTAGAAGCTGTAAAACATCCATTACAAACTGCTGGTGGAATTTTAGATTTAGGTGCTGGCGCTTTGCATAATATAACGCCTAAACATATTGCAGAATGGATTGATAAAGCAGATTGGAATCCAGACGCAAGCGAAAGAGCTGTTCAAACAGCAAACGCAGTAGGTCATTTATATAAAAACAGATACGGAACTAGCGAAGGTTTTAAAGAAGCATTAGCTACTGATCCTGTAGGAGTTGCTAGTGATGTTGCAACATTAATGTCTGGCGGATCAACATTAGCAAGCAAAGTTGGTGCAGTAGAAAAAGCAGTCAATTTAGCAAAAAATGCTGGTGTTCCTGAAAAAGCTATTGAAACTGCTGGTAAAGTTGCAGAAAATTTAAATCCCGTCACAGCAACTGGTAATGTAATAGGTTCTATTGGAAAACCATTTTTAGGCGGTTTAACGGGTAGCAGTCCTGAAACTATAGGTCGTGCAGCATTATCTGGATTTGAAGGCGATACTTCGTTTCTTAATCAAATGCGTGAAAATGCTCCCATAAATGAGCCATTAGATGCAGCAAGAGCTAATTTAGCAACTATGCGTCAAAACAGAGGAAGTGTTTATCGTTCAGGAATGAGTGACATTTCTCAAGATAAATCTGTATTAAATTTTAAAGATATTGATAAAGCCCTTAAAGAAGCAAAAGATTCTATTTCTTTCAAAGGCCAACCAGGGTTTGAAATTCCCACAAAAGTTCATGAAGATTTATCACAAATCATCAATGATTGGAAAAAACTTAATCCTGCTGAATATCATACGCCTGAAGGATTAGATTTTTTAAAACAAAAAATTGGCGATTATTCAAAAAGCATTGGTTATGAACATACAAATGCAAATAGAATTGCTAGTGATATTTATAATTCAATTAAAGGAACTGTATCAGAACAAGCTCCTAAATATGCTGAAGTTATGCGTGATTATCACGATGCTTCAGATCAAATTCAAGAAATTGAAAAAGCACTTTCTTTAAAAAATAGGGCTTCTGCCGATACTGCTATGCGTAAATTGCAAAGCATTACTAGAAATAATGTTTCAACAAACTATGGCCAACGGATAAATCTTGCACAACAATTAGAGCAAGAGGGTGGCAGACCATTTATCAATGCTTTAGCAGGACAAGCAATGAGTTCTCCAAATGCTAGAGGATTGGCTGGAACTTTGCAATCTGGAACTGGTATTGCAGGTTTATATAATCCTTATTTATTAGCTATGCAAGCAATTCAATCCCCAAGATTAGTTGGTGAAACATTATATGCTGGGGGTCGAATAGCTAAAGCAGTTTCTAATTTATCTAAAAAAACTGGAATAAATCAAACTAGAGGAAATACTTTAGCTGATATATTGCAAAACGTAAATAAAACGCAAGAGGAAGAATAATGGCAACAGTAAATCTATCACCAGTAGGTAATGGAACTACATTTTTTGGTTCTACTGGACTACCTTTAAGTGGTGGTTTAATCTACACTTATCAAGCTGGCTCATCTACGCCATTAGCTACCTATAGTGACAATGGTGGCTCAATTCCTAATACAAACCCTATTGTTTTAAATTCAG